GAACGTTTCTCAGCAGACTTAAATGTTGGAAGCCGCTCACCGACAAATCCCGCTGATTTGGTGTCTACGGAATAGAATCGTTGATCGGAATACTCGATGACTTCCGTCATTGAGTCGAACAAGAAAATCTCATGGTCCTCATTGGTCGTAATGTGTCTCATGATTGTGACCTTTCGGTTAGGGAGTATAGCTTTTGACTTTGTTTACTTCATCTTCACGCCAGCCCATGAACAACGCTTCTTCTACCTCTTCCATGGTAAAGGGTTCATGGTCTCTCCCATAGTCTTTTGGGTAGAGCATCTCATGAGCGTCACGCATGAACCGAGTGCTGATTGCTCTTTCAAGACGGTGTGCATCCACGGCCTTGCGATAACGTAAAAGTAGAGCACGCAATTCGTCGTCAGGACAGAGGATAGTTTCTACCCGTTCATCATAGTCCATGGCTACTTTGCCGATATGGAATCGGTCAAGACTTGCGGCATCCAGTTTGTTACGACCGCTGTAAAGACGGTCAGCCCCAGTACCTACCGTGTTGGCGGCAGCGGTGCAAACAAAATCCGCATGACGTTTGGCGTAAGGTTTCTTAGGACGGTTTGACACAGCCACTTGCCCATTAGCCAAGGCCGCATTTATGAAAAGCAGCACGTTACTGTCTGCGGCATCAATCTCATCCAGAAGGAACACGCCACCGTTTTCATAACACTTTATGAACTCACTAACCCCGTAGTTGAATTGTCCGTTCCTTCCGGTAGGCAACAGACGACCGCCCAATACACCCTCTGACATTCCGCTGGTGCAAGAGACAAACGCAAAAGGCAGACCCAAAGCAGTGGCTACTTGTTCACACAGATGAGACTTACCGCAGCCAGTGGGACCGTACACGAATATGTTTTTGCGGGCCTGAGCAAGTTTCAAAACACGGCGGAACTGAGCGTGGAAAAGGTCCTTCATGACCTTTGCTTTTTTGGTTCCAGGTTTCTTGATTCGCACTTCCACAACGTTCATAGAGGCTTTCTTGACTTCTTCGCGTGCTTTGTCACGTTCCTTCTCAGCTGTCTCTGCTTGCTTTTTAGAGACACCGATCTGGTGTTGAAGTTCAGCGACAGACGCCTTCATTCTTTCTATTTGCAGTCGCCACTGCTCTTGGGTTCGGTTGTGAGTCCTTTCATCTGACCCATCTTGCTGGTCTCGGGAGGTCTTATGACCAAACCGGCCCGGTTCTCCACGAAGCCTGCCTACGCCACAAATCAGACCCACTTCATGCATCGTGAGAATAATGGTAGCGATTCTACTCGTATTACTAGTGGAGATATAACGTCTCACTTCTTCTATCAACCGGAGTTTGGTCCAGTAACGGTTTGGTTTCTCAGCAAGAATCCGAAGCACAGTTAGTACTACAGCACTGTAATCAAACTTTCTAGCCATGATTAGCTCCTTGTTAAGATTGAGGGTAACAAAAAAGTCTGCCCCCTAATTGCCCCTAAGCATCAAAAGACTATTCATAATCTGTGTCTTCCTCTTCATCATCCTCTTCATCATAGGGATCATCCTCTTCATCATAGGGATCAAACGGTTCGCCCTCTTCGTCCATCCATTCAGTGAGGGCGTCGCCATTGTCCCACTCTTTTATCATGGTACACCCACAATCACACTCCCAAGTAAGTACGATACCACTATCTGTGATGTCTATTTCATCGGGGCTTCCAAGAGAGGCATCGCAACGAGGACAAGCACTAGACAAAACCGCTTCCGTTAGGTAAGTACCACTCATTTCGCACCTCCCTTCCGCCGATGCTCGGCACAAACGACACGGCCAGTACCCCGAATCAACTGCCCGTCAATTCCGTTCTCTTTACAGACTCCGCAAATCACTTCCCCTGCCCAACACGATCCGCAGTACATACAATCCGGGTGCGTCTTGGGTTCTCGGCAGCGACACTTCTTTTTTGCCGTCTGCTTCTTCGCTGGCTTCTGAGGTTTCTGGTTACGGCGGAAGTCATCGCCATCAGTTTCATCAAACACTTCCCATTTGTCGCCGAACCAACCGTATTGCTCCACTAGTAGACACACATCGTTGTCGAAGAGCACAAGGGCTTCACCGTCTTGCATAATCGTGTCTACGATCTTGGCATTCGGTTGTCCCATCTCTTCGCGCATGTAACGGACAGCTTCGGTTCGCATTGTGTTACTCATCGTACTTCTCCAAAAAGGGTTTCGTAAAGGTAACTCATCAGAGCGGGGTACCAATCCCCGCTGACCCTGCGATTGTCTCGGCTACCTTTGGTAGGGCATGCGGAGACAATCGTTGAGTGTCTTATCCGGTTTGATTCGCTCGAATGCGTCCAACTACCCTTCGCATCATTCGTTTGTGTGTCGTTCGACTAGAATGACCCGCGTAAAATCCTGCGGTAGGTCAGGGCGATAGCAGAGGACTACCGGATGAGAGCTAAAAGCCAGACCGTTATCGTCTAACTTTTCGTTTCTTCTTTCCCGTTCTCTTTAGAGAGCTAAGGGGGTTGCGTCTGGCGTTTTTGTCTTCTTACAGGGTACTAGGTCGGTCAACCTGTTTTCGCCTGTCGCGGGTCCAAAAACGTTCCCTTCTTCCGCAAGCCGTTCAAGTTATCAAAGAGCGTAATTCAACTACGTATAATATAAGGTATTATCGGGACAGAGTAAATAGGCGGGGGGGCCTATTTCCGAGTTTTTTTGGAAATAATCGGGGGCGATTATATAAACCCTTATAGGATAAGGGTTTACGTCGAAAAGTTTTTTTGATTTTTGGGGAATTTTTGGCCTTTTTCGGCCTGTTTTCGGAGTAAAAAGGGGCTAAAAATCGGTCGGACCGGAGAATTCCAACGAAAAAGGCGGGTATTCCCGGCAAAAGAGGATTGATCCAGGAATACCCGCCCAAAAAGCAAAAGTAATACACGGCCGTATAGGTTAGGCCGCTATAGGCTGCTTATTGCGTAAGTGGGTCACAGCGACTGGTTTGACGTTACCTGCCCCTTGGAACCCTTGCGATACTTTTATCTCAGCAGACTTATCTTTCAAGGATAAGACTCTTCCCTGCCAAGGCTCATCTACTCCGTTTACAACCCAGACAAGTTTACCTTTGAGCTTAGTAGGAGCCTTTGTTGTTGTCTTAGTGGACTTACTCTTTTTGGAGGAGGGTCTGGTTGACGCCTTGCGCTGTTCTCGTCTTTTGCGGATAGCTCTTTTCTCTTTTTCAACCTGTTCGCTTTGGAACTCCTCATTCTTGGCAGCGTCACCTAAGTCAATTCCCCCCACTGTGGGTATCTCAGAGAGAACCGGCCAGCCGTCCTTTTCAACAAACTTGAGAGCAATACCCTCTTTGGTAATCTGCTTTTCGCGAATATAGAGATTCCACGCTTTTGCAATAACAGAGGTACGAACAAGAACCGAATCACCACCGTCGTCGATGATCTTCTGGAGAGAATACTTGATAGGAGACACTTCATCAGCATCGTTTGCTAACAACACGAAGAAGTCACAAGCGGCATCCCAGTTTTTCCAACTTAGATGTTTTTCATCTTGTTCCTTCCGGTACTTTGTTGGATTGGTAGAAGAACAACCCATGAGGTAGAGCATCCCACAAGCATAGCCTGTTCTCAACAGCCGTCCAATCTTTCCTTCCTTGTCATTCTCGGCATGGATATGTTGAGCAGCCTCAAGAATCTTTGGATGGTTGTCTCCAAAGGCAATCAGTTCTGGGTGAGTGTCTTTGAGACCAGGATGAAACGCTTTTACATACCCAGTACGGTACCAGATGTGCTTTACGCCATAGCTAAGAATACCTGCTAGGTCTTTCCGTTCTTTAGGCCTGATCTTTTGGAGTAGATCAGACCGAAAGTAAACGTCAGTTAGGGATCGGGGTTTACAAGTATCCATAGTATTGACTGTTGTGTCATCTTCTTCCACCCCATAAACAATGGCAGTAGAAATGGTTGGTGAAGAGGACCATTCAGGGTAAGCATTAGGGTCTTTTTCGTATGCTTGGTTTGCGAGGACAAGGGCGATAAGGGTATGTTGCCCGTTTAGAACTAATCCTGTTTTACCAATGATGCGTGTCTCTCCATTAAAGCACCATCGGCCACGTAGAATCTCCTGTTGAAGCTTTTCAACGTTTGAAAGGTACAAAGGACGATTACGAATGTTGTTGATGCAGCGCACTTTCTTTTGGTACAAGTCTTTTAGAAGAAAGTCTGTTCCAAAAGTAGAGTTGCCCTCTTCAGTCCACCCTAGTAGCTTTTTGGCTAACCCAATGTCTAGTCTTTGTACAAACTCTGCCTTAGGTTTGTACGACACAACACGATGCTTGGCCTTCCGTTGCTGCTTCTTGACCATACTACAGGCTCCCAATCTAAAAAGTAGTAGCATCTCTCATGACATCGTCACATGCCGAGCCACCGGATGCTCGAAACCTTTATAGCGTTTTACTCTTTCAGAGTAAACCCCGATTTTCTCTACTACTACTACGGTAGTAGTCGGTAGTAGACTTTCCCGAGTATAATTATACTAGATCGAGGCTAACGAGCAAAGGGGGGAGCGTTTCCGCCGTTTCCGCCGTATTTTCTACCGGGTTTTACGCTACTAGATAAAAGGTTTACTCCCCCTTAGATAAAAGGTTTACTCCCAGAGGCAAAAACGCTATAAAGGTTTCGGGCGTTAGAAGGAAAAGGCAAGGCAAGGCATGGCTAAACGCAAACGAAGAAAACCACCAAAGGCTAGACTGGTAAAACGATTGGTGCCTGAACCAGGTACTTGGGAAAATAAAATACCGGCTGGTATGCCTGACCTCCCCAAAGCCAAACCCGTCAAAGCAACAGCACCTAAGTTGACCGGCAGAGAAGTCTATGACAAAGTACAGGAGGATGGACTAGGCCACTGTATTTATGACCTTATCCCTGCGGATAAGATAAGCGACAAAAGACTAAGGATTCTTTGGAAAAAAGCACGCTTATCGTTGCGTGCTGTAGTAGATTGTTTGGAGGAACAGTAGCAATGGGTAATTACAAGTATCCGTGGGACAAGTGGTTTGCGAGAACCAAACGGTTCAAACTGAAAAGAGGCAGAGATTACGCCTGCATGACCCACGCTATGGCTCAGCAAATCAGAGATACCGCATCAGTTAGGGGTGTTTTTGTAAGCATCCAAATCAATGAAGACGACTCCCTGTGGGTAAAGGTATTCAAATGAACAAGCGCACCACTTACATAGGCATCGACCCAGGCAGAGGAGGAGGGGCTGCTGCTATAACTACTCATGAAATCAAAGTACTGCCTTTTCAACGTGTTTCTGAGGCTCGCATTATCAGTTGGATGGCATCTGTCTCCGCACGCCCTTACTGTACTAACAGATGTACTATCGGCTTGGAAAAAGTGCAGACACACCAGGCCAGTGGTCGGGTCAGTGCCTTCCACTTTGGAGACTCCTACGGCTTTTTAAGAGGCGTTATCAACACACTCGCCCTTACTTTGCGAGATTCACCAACCATTTTAGCCGTTTTACCCCAGAAATGGCAGCAGGGTTTGGCAATCAATCCAAGAAAAGTAAAGACGGGAGAGACAAAGGCACAGTATAAGAAGAGACTATTGAGATGTGCCAAAGATACTTTTCCTGATTTGACTGTGTGGAAGGAGACGATGTGGTATCAACAGGGGGTGTGTGACGCTCTGTTAATCGCTCATTATTTACAAGTCAGTAGCAACTAGTACGAAGGTGTGCTTTCTATGCGAAACAAACGAAACAAACCTCTGAAAAAGTATAGAGACCACAAAAGGCAGTGGGCTAATTGTAGCGAGTGTAAGCTTTGCCAATTTCGTTCTCAAATTGTACTGTATAGAGGACGCCTTCCTTGCCAAGTATTGTTTGTTGGAGAAGCACCTGGAGTGTCTGAAAATCTTTTTGGTGTTCCTTTTTATGGTCCTGCTGGAAAACTGTTGGATAAAATTATTGCAAAGGCATGGGCAGGTTTGTCTGTCAGTTGGGGGTTTACAAACCTTGTTGCCTGTTTACCAAAGGAGAGTAAAGAGAAGGGTAAAGAGCCACCCTTATGGGCAATCCAAGCGTGTAAAAAACGCTTGCAGCAAATAGTTATGCTGGCTCAACCAAAAGGGGTTGTTTGTGTGGGCGCTTTGGCAGAAAAACATTTTCAACCACCGAAAGGGGCAAAGCATGCGTCAATAGTTCACCCAGCAGCTATCTTACGTGCAGACGTTTCACAAAAAGGATTAGCAGTACAACAAGCTGTTGGAACTGTTTTTGACTTAGCTCGCAGGTTAGGGATAACTGCTAAAGTGTAAGGCATTCTAGACTCTTGCAGTGGTGCGACACTTTGCTAGGATGGCTTTTGACGAGAATCAGAGTGTCGCCCACTGCTTTTTTCTTTCATTTTCAGGAGAACACAATGGGTACATTAAAGCAAAAGTTGAAGGGTGCTAAACGCACTAAGCCAGGAAGAAACGGAATACCTTTGTGGAAAGGCCCAAAACAAGATGGAATTACACAATCGTTGCTTAGTGCCTTTTTATTCTGCAGAGAGCGGTTTCGTTTGCAAACAATTGAAGGCTGGAAGAAACCTCCTCAATTCGAACATATGTTAGAGTACGGACAGATGTTCCATTGTTGTGAAGACAGCAGACGTAGTGGCGGTGATTGGAAAAAAGCTTTACTAGCCTATTGTAAAAAGTTGATAAAGAAGTATCCTCTTCAACAAGAGCAGGTTGCTCATTGGCATCGTGTCTGTGCCCTTCAGTACCCACATTACGTTGAATATTGGAAACGACATGAAAGCAGAAAGAAGAGGGTATCACTCTGTCAAGAAAAGGTTTTCAGCGTGCCTTACTACTTGCCTAGTGGCAATACCGTTCTACTACGGGGCAAATGGGATGAAATTGTTTTTACAGGCAAGCAATTGTTGCTTGGGGAGAATAAGACCAAAGGAACGATTGACGAACAACAACTCAAAACACAATTGAAGTTTGATCTCCAAACTATGTTTTATCTGGTAGCCCTCAAAACTAGGCTTGACGAGGACAATGCAAGTAATTCCCTTTTGGGAAGAGACTATGGGCAAGTTAGAGGCATTGTGTACAATGTGGTACGCAGGCCATTGAGTGGAGGAAAGGGTACCATCAAGCAATTAAAGAATGAAACCAGAAGTGAGTATTACCAACGTGTAGCTACTTACTTTGAAGAGGAGCCTGAACGGTACTTTTACCGTTGGGAAGTTACCGTGTTACAAGAGGATGTTGAGGCTTTTGAAAAAACCTTTTTGGTGCCAGTACTAGAAAGCCTTTGCGAATGGTATGAATGGGTAGCTCCTGTTTCCAAAGGAACAATAAGGGGAATCAATCCTGCTCCTTGGAATAATCCGATCCATTGGCGTACCCCTTTTGGCACATGGAATCCCCTTTCATCCCGAGGAGGAGGAGCAACCGTTTTTGACAATATGTTAGAGTCAGGAAGCACCCTGGACGTAGTGCAAGCAGATTCTCTTTTTAGAGAATTAGAGAACTAGCGAAATAATAGAGTCGAGGTATAATAGAGTCTACTAAAAAGGGAAGCACGGATGTTATATCAGTTGCATCATCAACATCGTAATGGTCTAACTGATTTTCTTGCTCAGACAAAGATTGCTGATGTTCTTCCTTGTACTGCACAACGAAAGATTTTAACAGAATGGGTCCTGCGAATGCAGATCAGGCATCCTTTACCCGCTAATTGTTCGTGGTTGCTATGCAAACAATCTGATCCTCAATTCATGGTTTGTTCTAGGAAGGAAAACTAGGTTATGGTCAAAGTGCGCAAACAAACTGCAAGACGAAAGACAAAACGAGCAACAAAAGCAACCCGTGTAATGACAAAAGTAAGCCCAATTGGTTTTGAAAAAGACCAAGGTATCAGTATCAACATCTTTGGCCGTAGTGGGTCGGGCAAAACAACTCTGTGGAGCACTTTTCCGGGAAAGATTATTGTTATGCTTGCTAGTGGCGGGCGGAACACAGGAGAACTACGTTCAATTGATACTGCGGCCAACCGAAAAAAGATTGACCAAGTGGTGTTAGCAGAGAGCGTTGAGCTAGTTGATGTGTGTAAGCATGTACAAAGGAAGGGAGGATATCAAACAGTCGTATTGGAGCATGCTACGGGTCTTCAAGAGTTGGTACTCAAAGAGATACTAGGCATAGATGAGATACCTGCTCAAATGTCTTGGGGTATTGCAAAGCGAGAACAGTGGGGCCAGTGCACCCTACAGATGAAAGAATTGCTTCGTCAATTATTAGACTTGATGTGCAACGTTGTGGTAGTTGCTCAGGAGCGAGAATTCAAGTCAGATGACGATGAGGAAGAAGCACTACTGCTTCCACGGGTAGGCTCTGCACTGGCTCCTTCTGTGACAGGGTGGGTAAACTACTCTTGTGACTACGTTGTTCAAACGTTTGTGCGAGCAAAAAGGAACAAGAAGGTAATCAAGGTCGGTAAGAAAAAAGTGGAGCGGTTAGTGAAAGGGGCAGGAGTAGAGTACTGTGTCCGAGTTGGACCCAGTGAGGTTTACATGACAAAGTTCAGAAACCCAAGAACAGACAAACCGATGGAAGAAGTCATGGTTGATGGTAGTTACCAGAAAATCATGAAGCTGATTCAACGTAAGTAACTATTTTTTGTATCTTGTTTCTCAAGGAGAACACTTATGGCTAAGCGTAAAAAAAGCAGTTTGTTCAGTGTGGTAGGTAAGGCTGGAGTAAAAGCCTTTAACACACACAAAGAAGATGCTACTACGGTTGCTGGGGGTGATCTGCCTCCAGGTATTGAGAATGGTATTGCCCGTTTAACGGAGTGTAAATTTGACACGTTCAAAAAGGGAGACTTCCAGGGAGAATACTACTTTATTGCTTCTGGCGTAGTGCTGTCTCCTGAAGCGGTGGATGGAATCCCTGTAAAAGGATTGCACACCCGGATTGGACCTGAGCCTATCTGTGACACCCCTGATCGCAGTCGTGAGTCTCTTGACGAACACCTAGCTTGGGTACTGAACCAACTACGATTGCTAGGATGTGAGACAAAAGACCTTGACTTTGAAGACCTTGAAGAAACTGTGTCTGTCTTAAAAGAGGCAGCACCAACTTTCCGTTTCCGAACGTGGAAAGGAGAACCCACTAAGGCTTGGCCCAACCCGCGTGTTAACAACCAGTGGAACGGTATTGTTGATTGGGACGATGCCACTGATCCTGATTCGGAAGTTGAAGAAGTTGAAGAAGATGAAGAAGATGAATCCCTTGCAGAATTGGGAGAAGCTGCCGATGGAGGAGATTCTGATGCCGAGACAAGTCTGACTAAAAAAGCTGAAGAAGCAGGAATAGACCCTGACGAATACACCACGTGGACTAGTCTTGCGTCTGCTATTGAGCTTGCATCTGAAGAAGAGGACGAAGAAGAGGACGAAGAAGAGGAAGAGGAAGAGGAAGAGGAGGAGGAGGAAGACACCGATGAAGAAGATGAGGATGAGGATGAGGATGAAGAAGAAGAAGAAGAAGAGGAAGAAGACGATGATGATGAAGATGCTGAAGAAGAACCACCGGAGAAAGGTGACGTGTATTACTTCAAGCCTCCCAAAGCAAGGAAGAAAATTGAAGTGACAGTGACTGCTGTGTTTGCAGGAAAGGAAACCTGCAACGTGAAGTCATTGGATGATGGAAAGGTCTACAAGAAGGTAGCCTGGGATAAGCTTAGCACGGAAGAGTAATTCATGTTTCCTTGGAACCCCCTTCCCTGGCGTTGGTTCTCCGGCAATGTTGGGGGAGGGGTATATTTATAAAAGGAGTACAAATATGAAAGCAGCCTTCAAAGCTATTTCATTGAAACAGCAAGGGCCTATTGTTACCCGTGGGAATACAAGTGGAGTTTCTTTGGACCTCACTCCTCTTCTTACTTTCTTGACGGATTTGGGAAACCGATTCATTACAATGACTCCGGTAAACCCTGCAGTGTTTTTAGTGTTCTATTGGGATGGGATAGATGGTGAAGAAAGCCAAGTATCAAATCTGCCCGCAGTGCCAGAAGAAACACCTAAAGAATAAGCCTTGTCCTACTTGCTATTCTGTCTGTGTCGCTTGCGGAGGCACTGGATTAAATAGTAAGGGAGACAAGTGTGCTTGTTGTCTAAGGCAGGGAAAATAAATGTCTTTACCAAGAAAGATAAGTAGAGCGTTGCGCAAGCAATCTAAACTATCGCTGCGTCCTGAAATTCTGTTAACTCCAAACATTCCTCGTCCAATGCATGGAGTAAACCCCCGCACAATTATGGGTACTAGTTGGTGGAACCAGGAAAGACGGAAAGCATACAAAGCTTCATCGTATCGTTGTTTAGCTTGTGGAGTCTCTAAGTTTGATGCTTTATACCGGAAGTGGCTAGAGGCTCATGAGCTCTACAGTGTTGACTATCAAAAAGGCAGACTTGTCTACCTTGAAACAGTAGCTCTTTGCTACGCTTGTCATAACTACATTCATGATGGCAGACTACAAGCGTTGTTAGACACCCAGGAAATTACACACGAGAAGTACGTAAAAATCATACAGCACGGGAACCGTGTATTGCAGCAAGCTGGGTTGTCTAGACCCCCTCGACACGTTAGGGAGGCAGACATTAGTGATATGTTGTTGAACGGGCTTGTCGCTCCGTGGAAAGATTGGAGACTAGTGTTCAAGGGTAAGTTGTATCCACCACGGTTCAAAACAGAAAAACAATGGCAAAAAGCGATGAGGAAAAGATGAGAATTGCGCTTGACACTGAGACCACTGGATTGGATTTGTACCATGGAGACAAACCATTCATGGTGCAGGTTTGTTTTGAAGACGGCAACCAACTGTGGTGGGAGTGGGATGTTGACCCTCTTACTAGAGAGCCCAAAGTCATAGAAGAGGAACTAAACGAGATACAAAGCACGTTGGATTCTGCTGATGAAATCGTTTTGCAGAATCCTAAGTTTGATTACTGCGCTTTGCGTACTGTGATGCCAAATTTGCGGTGGGATTGGGGTAAGGTAAAGGACACTCTGCTAGCAGGGCACTTGTTGGCTAGCAACGAGAGGCATGATCTCACTACTATGGCTTTGATCTATCTTGGAGTGGATGTTCAAAGCTATGAAGACAACGTGCGTAAGGCTGTACTAGCAGTTCGACGGTTCTGCATGGGACGGAATCCTAAGTATCCCGATTGGATGATAGCAAGAGGCGGCAATCCAAAGATGCCAAGCGCAAAAGAAAGTAGCTGGAAAAACGATATGTGGCTGCCCCGTGCTTACGCTCTAGAGAATAACCTGCCGAAGGGCCATGAGTATTGGAGCGTCACGGAAAAGTACGGCAATAACGACACAGAGACTACGCTTGCACTCTATGGGCGACAACTCAAGTTGCTTAGAGAAAAACGGCTAGTGCGTCTTTACCAAGAGAGGTTGAAGCTACCTGGTATTGTAGCAGCCATGGAGGATCAAGGTGTTACCTTCAGTCAAAAACGGGTAAAGCAGCGACACAAACAATACCGGAAAGAGTCTGTTGACTACGGTAAGGTATGCAAGACCTTAGCAAGCAAAAAAGGGATAGAACTAACCTTACCAAAGTCAGGAAACAACAAATCATTACTATTGGCAGTTGAAGCTTTACTGCCTGCTAAAGTGAATCTCCCTTTGACAAAAAAGGGCAATCCGTCTTTGTCGGCCGACACGATTGAAGAATTGTTGAGTACTCTAACAGAAACTAGTCCTGCTTCTAAGTTTTTAACGGCTCTAGTAGAGAAGCGCAAAAGGGATACTGCGGTGAGCTACTTAGAAGGGTACCAAAAATACCAACTACCATTACGGGTATTCAAGCGGGGCAAACGATTGAGATATGTTAATTGGTATGTACTACATCCCTCTTTGAATCCAACTGGGTCTCATACGTTGAGATGGAGCAGCAAACACCCTAATGAGCAAAATATCAGCAAAAAGGATGGCTTTAATCTCCGGTATTGCTTTGGACCTGCTCCAGGCCGTGAATGGTGGTCTATTGATGCTAAGAATCTAGAGTTGCGAATCCCAGCCTATGTTGCCCAAGAAACAGAACAAATCAATCTGTTTGAAAAGCCCGATGAACCCCCTTACTACGGCAGTAACCACCTACTAGTGTTTGATATCCTTTGGACAGAAAAGCTAGGATTAGACACATCTGATCCAAAGTACCTACTGAAGGCCAAAAGTAAGTACAAGGCAACACACTACCAGTGGACAAAGAATGGTAATTTTGCCGTGCAGTATGGTGCAGTAGAAGAGAGCGGTACAGCTGACCGTACTTACCACCAGAAGGGAGCACAGGCAAAAATTCAAAGACGGTTTGCTAAGTCACGTGTCCTAAATGAAAAGATGATTGCAGTCGCTGAACAGCGTGGCTATGTAGAAACGTTGCCTGATAAAACAGTTGATCCGACAAGGGGATACCCTTTGTGGTGTAAGCGCACTAAGTGGGGACGAATAATGCCTACTACTCCGTTGAACTATATGGTGCAAGGTACTGCGATGTGGTGGATGATGAAGGCTATGATTCGAGTGCAAGAATACCTAGATACTCTCAAAGGCTCCTACATGATTATGCAGGTACACGATGAGCTAGTCTTTGACTTTCCAAAAGCCAAGAAAAGAAACCTTCCGAAGATACGGAAGATAGCACAGTTAATGGAGCAAGGGGGAGAGGATATTGGGGTTCCTACTCCTGTAAGTATTGAGTACCATCCCGTGTCTTGGGATACGGGTGTTTCTGTCGTAACATAGAGAAACCGCTATAAAGCGTGACAGGTTAGGAGTGAGTGATGGCAACTAGAGACAAGTATGGTAATCTTACCGATGAAGTGTGTACAAAGAGGTTTAAGAAATGGATTGAGCATTTCAAGCCAGGTAGCTCAAAAAGAAAATATCCGCCCGGTAAAACACATGACTGGGTGTACTACAGCCACCATGTTCTCCTTCAGATACTAGCTGCCTTGGCAGACGAGCAAGACCTAGTAGAGATTGATCGGGGTCTTCATGGTGGCACAAGACCGTCTTTCAAGTTGTCTTGGAACAGTAAAGTGTCAACTCTTATTCCTGTCTGGGCAGAAAAGATGAGGAAGGACCACCCGAATAATGGGCTTTGGGAAATGGCACAAAGAGACTATGACTTCTTCACGCAAAAGTTTCGCTGTTTTGTCTTGTTAGCTTATGGGCAGAGAGGGGAAACATTGGAGAGTAGGGTATCTGTGGTGGAAGGGTCTAATGGGCTTACTACAGACTATCTTAGGATTGCTCCGTTGGAATCCTGCCTTGTTGCTGCTCAATCCTCTCATGGTACTATCTGCTTTGAAGAGATTCCTCAGCCAACCTTTGATTTATACAAGAAACTCCTATTATGACTCCGACTGAGAGATTCCTGTAAGTATTGAGTATCACCCCTCTAATTGGTCAGAGGGAATTTCAGTTTCTTAGCTTTGGGAGAATTACTATGGATCGTAACAGGTTAGGATTCAAAGAGAGACACAATTTAGCCAATTGGCTAAAAGCTCATTGGGAGATGATTGTAGAAAAAAGGTTGGTGCGAGAAGTAGTAGCAGCCCGTGCATCTGAGGATTTAGGAGTAAACTGTACAGAAAATAATTTATCCAGTGTGGTAAAGGAAATGGAAATGGAATGGCCTAAAGCAGCTACCAGAAAACGGACCACTGGACAAACCAAAGACCGTTACAAGTTTGTAGCAAGACAATTGTATATTACCCAAAAATACTTGTTGGCCCTTCTTTGTTATCTAAAGGATTATTTAGAGGAAGAAACACTGCATCAAGATATTCTGACAAAAGTTAAGCTTTTTGTACCTGTTGCAGATGAAAAAGGAAGACTATTGAACTCCGAAGCCTTAAAAGCTATAGCTAATGGGCGAGATTGGCATGCCTCTGACTTTACACAGGAAGTTGAAGAAGATGAAGAAGATGACTCCAATTGATAGGTTTCTCTGGTGGATTAGAGAGCGACATAGCATCTACCTGAAAAAGGAAGCTGAAGAACCGAAGCCTTGGACAAAGGACAAGGTGCTACAACGCTACTTTTTCACCAATCCATACCGAGAAAATGACAAGGTCACAGTTTGGATACGAAAACACATCCGACTACCTTATGCTAAGCATCCTTGTCTGCCTTTTATGCTCTGCGTTGCTAGGCAGTTTAACTGGCCTGACACCCTACAAGAGTTGATAGATCGGAATGCTTGGCCTACTAAACGTTGGCGACCAACGTTAGTTGCTAAGGTACTAGATCAACGAAAGAAAAGAGGTTTGAAGGTTTATACAGGGGCTTATATGGTTCGGGCAGAGAGCAATCGAAATGCTGCTTGGTATCATTGGAGTAAAAACCTTTACATGGCTACAATTGTTCTTGGAAGAGTCTGGGACAAACGAGCCGAATTTGCAAAATGGTTACAGACAAATAGTATGGAAGTATCGACCCGGTGGTTGCAAGCACAGTATGGGTGGGGAGGATTTATGGCTTATGAGGTAGTATGCGATCTAAGACACACTAAGTACCTTAGAAAAGCACATGATGTAATGACTTGGGCCAACTTAGGTCCTGGTGCCCGCAGGGGTCTCAATCGAATCCATGGCAGAGAAGTGAAGCAGGGCCTGTCCCAAAAGCAGGGCTGTAAAGAAATGAGAGCACTACTGAGCGAAGCTCAATCTAGGTTGGGTGATCTTCCTTTAATGGAGATGAGAGAAATTGAACATAGTCTCTGTGAGTTTGACAAGTATGAAAGAGCAAGGTTAGGGGTAGGTAAAATGAAGAGAATGTACGCGGGCAAATGACTCTTTGCAGTTAATGTGTTAAGAGGCTAAGACATGAAACTGTTCATTTATGTACCAACACGGGGAAGAATCCTAGATCAAAAGTCTATGCGGTTTTTGCGATTAAAAGAATGTAAAGACCGTGTGGCATTTGTAGTTCCACAGTGTGAAGCCTTAGCATTCAAACGAAAGTACTCTTGGGCTAAAGTCAAAGTTGTGAAAGATGAATGGAAGATTGGAACAATCAGTCAGTACATTATTGAAAGTAAAGGTCGGTACAAGGTTTTGATTGACGATGACTTTCAATTGCTTCGAAGACGGAACAAACTTAGTGTGTCTCAAAAAGGGGGGGTAGCTACTGATAAAGACGTTAGACTGCTGTTTGCTCGGGTAAAGTACTGGTTAAGAAAAGGTTTTGCTCACGGTGGGGTAAGTCTACGACAAACAAACCACTTTTGCAAGGATGCTTGGTACAAATTTAATAGTCGAGTGTCTGGGTTTATGTTTTTTGACTCACGGGTTGTGCGCCAAGAGGGAATAAGATTTGATGCCGTACAAGAGAGACAAGACTTTCACATGACACTATCGTTGCTAGAATTGGGTTACTCTAATGTAGTTGATTATGAGTTTGCAGTCGGTCAGTACATTCAGGGGACAAATGCTGCGGGCGGTTGCTCCCGATACCGAACACCAGTGTTTTTGTTGGAACAAGCAGAACGGTTAGCACAGCTGCACCCAAAGACGGTTAGAGTTGTTTTCAAGCAACCGAAAGTAGCTGAAGCTACAAAGTCTATGTTGACGGACAAAGGCATACCCGATGTAAGGATACAATGGGTGAAATCGCTGGGGCTTCGTTCAGCAGAAAGAAAAGTAACAAAACCTTACCGCTGTGTGAGAGTGTGATGTATTGGTTGATTGAACCTCATGCTGATGATGTGTTTCTTTCTTTACACCAGCACATAGTTGACCTTTGGAAAGATGTTTCAAAAACTATTGTAACTGTATTTGCTACACAACAAAGAGTTAAAGAAGCACGGGAATACGCTTTGGCAGTTAAATGTCGACACTTCTGTCTAGGATTAGAAGAAGGGGGTGGCTTATCTCAAAAAGCAGGCTTTGTGCCTCCATTTGACGAGTGGAAGTTGCCTAGAAAAAGAGGGGATGTCCTCATCTTTCCTATTGGAATACAACACCCAGACCATTTAGCAGTTGCGAAACGTGTGCCTACAATCGGAGTAGTTTGGCGGTATTTGGATACTCCTTACTACACAAAACAAAAGGTAGCCCAAGAGTTGATAGAAAAAACTCGGGGGCGTTGTATTCGATCAATAAGGTATGCCACTAGGCATAAATGGAAGCACGTTGAAAAGTTCAAAAGTCAAGGCAAGTTTTTCTTTTACAATCCTCCCAACACTTTACCTCGGATGGAGGTAGTCATGTCATGAACCACAAAAGAGATGCTATTCCCGCTTGGAAGTACAAGGTAGGAAAACAAACAGCATACAATCGTTGGTTTGAAGGAAAAGGTGCCCCCCTACAAAGTGACATATTTCAGAGGACACATGAGAGCAACCCAGTTATTAGTAGAAAGGCAATAACGTGTTGTATAAACAGCATTCTCCGTTTTCAGTACAAGTTGAGTTAGTAGAGGGGTGTTCCCTGGCTTGCTCTTTTTGCGGAATCAATGGGATCAGAAAAGGTCCTGGAAACTTCAAGTATGCTCGGTTAGGAATGCTAAGTAGGGTGGCAGCAGAAATAGCAAGACTAAAATGGACGCCTCGCATTGAATTTGCTATGCATGGAGAACCAAGCTTGCATCCTAAACTGCTTCATTGTGTGCGTGTCTTTCGCAGAAGATTGCCTCATCTATCTTTGATGCTAACAAGTAATGGTGCAGGCTTTCGAGGGAAACAGGTAGAAAGGATAGTAGCATTACAAAGGGCGGGTCTAAACGTTCTTGGCCTAGATAACTATGACCATGATGGTTCCGTTCCAGGCATTGTTAGAATGCTGCACAAAAAACACCCTAGTGTGCCTGTCCGGTATTACCCTGAAGACAAAGCAGCATCAGTATATCGAAAAAGAAAACCAGACTCGTTTGAAGTAGTCGTTTTGGCTGACATAAGAAAGCATGCTACCGGCACTCGTAAACTCGCGAATCATGCTGGACAAGCATTTCCACCGGACACAAGTAAGCAAAATCAAAGGTGTGCGCTCCCATTTCGGGACTTAGCAATCCGTTGGGATGGTAATGTTGCTATCTGTTGTGACGATTTTAGAGGAACGTACAAAATAGCTAACGTGAAAGACATGCCGCTGGACGCTTTGTGGCAGCACCCTAGGTTTGTCGCTGCACGTAAGGCACTGTATCATCGACTCAGAGACTTCCTGCCTTGTGCGATCTGTAATGCTACCAGCATCCGCCCTGGTCTTTTGCCTGACCCTACTGGACAGGAGTCACTGCCTTTTCCATCGAGCAGGGATAACCAAGCCATGAAAGATGCTGTTGCAAACGGTCCTTATACAAAACCCGTTAAACGTCCTTGGGAGATGTAAATGTTCAAATTCCGTAAAGACAAACAACATGCTCCTTTCAACATTACTGTGGATGTCACTTCGGGGTGCTCTATTCGTTGCTCTTTCTGTGGTGTAAAGGGTGTTTACAGTAAAGCAGGGGTGTATGATCACATGAGCTTGAAGACGGGTAGACTTGTAGCACGCAAGTTAAATGAAGCAGGTTGGATTTGCAGAATAACTATTGGATGTTTTGGAGAACCCACTGAAAACCCGCACTTGAAGGAGATTGTAAGAGCTATCCGAAAGGCTGCCCCTAAGCATTCAATAATGATGTTGAGTAACGGGTCTGGTCTAGTAAAACACGCACAGAAAAAGTTTGAAGAATTGCATAACGCGGGATTGAATGCTATTTGTATTGAAGACTATCGTAAGCAAGGGTTTCTTCAAAAGATACGAAAGCAAGGAGTGCAATTTGCGGGAAGATACCCAAACAACAAAAAGTTAAATCCGCAACAACGGTTCTCTGTCAATAAGCACTTAAACATTATCATCAACGATTTGAGGGACAACAGTGGTAGAGGGAGTAGTCATAGTCACATCAATAATCATTGCTGTTGCGGGGGTCCCCCTAATAATCGGGGCGTAGGTAAACGGTGCACTAGGCCTTTTCGTGATTTTGTTATTCGTTGGAATGGCTTTGTGCCCGGTTGCTGTAATGATTGGAGGATGAAGTATGTGGTAGGTGACATTCGCAAACACACGTTTGAACAGTTGTGGCAGTCACAAGGATTTTATGCACTGCGTCAAAAAATGTATGCTGGTGAACGAGATTTTGGTCCTTGTAATGGGTGCGATTTAATTGGCACAAGAGTGGGCTTGCTGCCTGATCCAACAGGCCAAATGGAGATGGAACCCCCCAATTCATTAACGGAACGTGTGCTTCAACAGTGCATGAGGCATCCTGATATGACGCCTGTAAATTTAAGAGCATGGGAACAGTAAAATGCAAATCTTTATACCAACTAGGGGTAGGATTAACAACCAAGTAACTTTTGAACGGTTCCACTTGGCTAAAAGTCTATACCCAGTAACGTTTATTGTGCCTGAAGAGGAGTATCACGGGTTTGTGTCCAAGTGGGGTACTCAAGCAGAAATTAGGATAGTACCTAGTGAGTGGCACATTGGTAACATCCATGATTACATTGCTTCCTATTGGGGGGATAAAAAGCATGTGGTCATTGACGACGATTGCAAGTTGTATCATTGCCCGTCTAAAAAGTCATGCCTGATTGTTCGGCATGCAAGACAGGCACGTAATATGTTTTTACAGTTAGAGAAGGCACTAGACACGTTCGCATACGCTGGGTTGACTCCTTCAGGTTACCACACGCTGAGCCCCTTTCCATCGTATGTCAACAGCCGCGTGTTGAACTTCCATGCTTATCGTCGCGACATCATCGTCAAAGAAGGGATCAAGTGGAGATTACCTACTAGTGGGGACCAGCATGCGGTTTTGACAACATTAGAACTTGGATACGCAGTACACCTAACAAATCGTTGGTGTGTCCAAGCTGCAAACTGGCAACCAGGCGGATGCACAGAGTATCGCACCGCAGAATTGGCGGATCAATCCTTTCAAACGTTGGCCAAACTACACTCTAAAGTCAAATTACGCAAGTCTACTACGGCTACTGACCAACAAACACTTGACGTGCGCGTTCAATGGAAGAAGTCCTACGGAATACGTAAGTATGATCGTAAACTCAAACGACCAGGGGTGGAAGTATGCGACTGATACAAATCCAAGGATGTCGGCGGTCAGGAAACCATGCTGTAATTGAATGGATTTTTAGTTATTACAAGGGGGGCTGTTTACACAACAACCTACCCCTGCCTTGGAATGGAAAGACTAGACCTAGCGAATACTTAATGTACGGAGACTATGAGAGGTTTCCTGAGATAGAGATACAATCTTGGGAGGACAAGGTGCTGAAAGATGCTGTGATTGTGTTGAGGTCTGCTTACAACTGTGTGGCTTCCCGTCTTAATGGTCCTAAGTATCTTCTGGAGTCAACAAGAAAGATTTGCAGATTTACACCCGTCTGGAAAGCGCATGCCAAAATGGTATTAGCAGGCCACCCTCACATAGTCTATGATCACTGGCTAAACAATCCTAAACCAGCACATCAGCTACTACAGCTGCCAACCCCTTGCAAACGTCGCACTGCACGCAAACCAAGAAGAGGCAGTGGGTCTTCATTCAAACACAGTCCATCTAATTACTTTGAAAGGTGGAAGCAAGTCGATCTGCCTACAGAGATTGTAGAAGACAAAGAGATAGCAGAACTTAACAAGGAGATATTTGGATGGTGGATAGCATACAACTAGTTGACCGTCAGGTCGTGATAGACCATCCTTGCAATGGTCCTCATAAGTGTAAAGAGGGGCTATGGTATGGGCACCACAAGGGAAAAAGCATTTGGAAAGATGGAAAGGTGTTTCTTTCTTTAGAAGACACTCCCTGTGTAGACCACGTTGCTTCCCCTCACTACATTGACGGTCTTTTGTTCTACCACGGAAGGGAGCCGGCTACAAGAAGGCAAATGACGTTTGTTTGGGATGGAGAAAGACATTATGGACCTGTTGCTCCTTTCTATTTGCGGCCGTGGAAAATACGCCATCTTTGGTATGGGTTGTGTAAGTACCATGGGTGCTCTTTGTTTAGTGCTTGGGATCCAACAAAAGAATGGACCTTTCTTCGTGTGGTTATTCCGAAAGTACGACACGGATTTTATTACAGAGGGTGGGTCTACTATACGTTGATTGGAGACGCTCCAGAAAGGGTATTCCGTGCCAGGTTAAAGAAGCCAAATAATACTGCACAAGAGGTACTTCGTCCTGTATATCCTTGGGAAGGTGCGGAAATGCCGCTCAAACCGAGTAAGAGCGGAGCAGTGACTCACCTAGTCAATCAGTTGCGCGACCCAATGGTGTATCAGGGAACGTTGTATTATGTTTACGGAGGGGAACAGGGCATTGCTCGTGTTGAGTTATAGGTGTAGAAAAAGCCTCCAGCGGTTTTTCGCAAGAGGCTTTTAGAAGAGAAGCACACGATTAACAAAGCTTGGAACCTTCCTTTGTCAGATGGTAACCCTTGCCCTCTTGCAGTTTAACCCAGTCGATTAAACCGTTGGTGCGAAGAGTGGCGCAGTCGTCTACAGCTTTGTCTTTACCGCCAAACTTGTCCCAGACTGCTTCCCGTTGTATTACAGTCGTCGGGCGAGTGGCGTGCCTCTTTTTGAGGAACCTAAGAATGTTGAGTCTTGTCGGAGTCAAACGAATACTAGAACCAGAAGGAGTTTCTACCAATTCACCTTGGCTCTTGTTAGTTCTCTTGTCCGCCTTTCCTTTTTTACCCTTGACTGTCTTTTTGACAGTCTTTTTGACGACCTTCTTCTTAGCTGCCTTTTTGGGAGTTGCCTTCTTGTTGCTCTTCGTTGTCTTTTGTGCCTTTACCATTTTGACGCTCCTTTGAAAGAAAGAAAATGTTAGAACCAAACAGTAGGTTCACTACTACTACTATACGGGTTTGACGTGCAAAAGTAAACCCATTCTGGGAAGAAAAAGCAAAAATAGTTCTAAATCATTGCTACAAAAGGAGTTACAGTGTCTATAAACACGATTTTCCTGGATATGGACGACGTTTTGGCTGACTTTATTCGGGGTGCTTTGGAGATTCACGGGATTACCCGTGAAGAATTCATTGCTCAGCATGATGGTAGTTGGTCAATCGTTTCGACTCTTGGATTATCAGAAGAGGAGTTTTGGCTGCCGATCATTGAAGCGGGTCAAAGCTTCTGGCAGGAATTGAAGTTGACAAAACATGCGACAGAGTTGATGCAATGGGTGACAGACCAAAAGTTGGATTACTACATTTTAACTTCTCCTGTCTCTACCCCTCAATGCTATGCTGGAAAGTACCTGTGGCTTCAAGAGTTTTTGGGTCCGGCTTTTAACTGTTACGTGCCTACCGTGCATAAGCATCTGTTAGCAAAACCTGGAACGTTGTTAATAGACGATAGCCCGTCTATATGCAGAACGTTTAGAGACGGAGGAGGATTCGCTATTCAATATCCGACAAGGTATAATAGTCTTTCTTGGTTCTCCTGCCAACCTGTCAAGTTTGTTTCCCATATTGTTGACAGTTATACTGAGTAGGTCTAAAACAAAAGGAGTAGTGTTATGCAAACGCAATGGTCTTTTAACTCGGTTGATGAGGCATTTGAAAATATGGTGAAGGTCTTTTTGACGTCAGAACAGGTACAACAGACAAACAGTAGAAACGGACCAGTACTAAGACTGCCTGGCCCGCAACTGTTTGTGTATAAGCAACCCTGTAATCGTGTCTTGTTTAATCCTGCAAGAGACTGTAACCCGTTTTTTCATCTGTTTGAGTCTCTTTGGATGCTCGCAGGGTGTAACCGTGTAAAACCTCTATCATATTACAATTCTAACATCACAGACTACAGTGACGATGGAGAAACTTTTCATGGAGCTTATGGCTATCGTTGGCGTAGTCATTTTGGTGTAGACCAATTGAAACAGATCGAAGAAGAACTCTTACTAGATCGTGAGAGCCGTCGATGTGTTTTGCAAATTTGGTCCTCTACTGCTGATTTAGGAATCCATATGATTACAAAAGACAAGCCTTGTAACACGCATGCTTATTTTGCCCTTGTAAACGACCATCTGGATCTGACTGTCTGTAACCGCAGCAACGACTTGGTTTGGGGAATGCTCGGTGCAAATTTTGTGCACATGACTTTGCTATTAGAATACATGGCCTGCTGTTTGAATGTGCCAATAGGACGGTACTTCCACATTACAAACAACTTGCACGTTTATCTCAGCAATTGGAGGCCATCAGACTGGACAAACTGGAAACAGCATCGAACGCAGTATTCTCCTCCTATTCTTAATCACCCAATGGGACATGGTCCTCGCTTAGTTAGTGACCAGACTGTATTTGACGCAGAGTGTAAACGGTTTGTTGATTCGATTGACGGGACCTTCCAAGAGCCATTTCTACAAAACGTTGCCCAACCGATGATGGCAGCGTTTAGGGCACATAAGCAAAGAAAGTATTTTGGTGACCTGAACTGCTTTACCCTTATTGACCGGGTGCATGCCCCTGACTGGAGAGAGGCAGGTCGGCAGTGGCTTATGCGAAGAAAAGAGAATTGGATGGCTAAAAACAAAAAAGGTAAAGGGAAAACCACTAACGTTTACCTTGCAAGGGAAGAGAAGAGACAGGCGGCGAATCCAGACGATTCTCAGTACAATGGTAGTGGAGATTCTGACTAATGCCAAGACCAGTACTAACCAAATCTGACTTTGTATGTCGGTATGCCTTAGGCGAGTTTGGCAATGCTAGTCCTACGTGGAACACTTTTGAAGAGTGGACGGGTAGGAAAGTAGGTTCAGGTACGTTGTACCACATACGTAACCGAGTAAAGGGGGGAGCAACTTGGTACAACGTGCGTTCCTGTGACCTGAAAAACGTTTGGGAGTTTGCTTCCAAAAAGTGTGGGCAATGCAATTTGTATATCTCAGCTATGGCTCCTACCAAAAAGACAATCCTTCAAGGGGAGGTACAAGAAGGAGTGTGGGGACTGGAGTTGACGTACACAAGAGTCAAAAAACCCATGCGAGATGCTTTGCGAGAACAAAGTATCAGCACAAGAGGATTAGAAGCGAGTCTACTGCTAGGCGTTGCTATGAACGATCTTAGTGGAGACTGGCTGATGTACTTGCTAGAGATGTACCCTGAACACGTTGTTGAGTTTTCCGTGTATAGTGTGTGCTGGGGAACTGTACCTGGACACAACACGGTTTTTTGGGAAGTTAGAAAGTACTGATGGAGCGAGAAAGACAAAGAATATGCCCACTGCAATAAAACAACTACCAAAACCACTGCAACCATTCTTTGCTCACGGAGTTGATCTAGACTACCAGAAAGAGCAAGAGGAGACAGTGGGTATCTGTCCCTTTTGTGGAAAGGAAAACAAGTTTTACGTCAATAGTGATACTGGGCTATGGAGTTGTAGAGTGTGTGCCCAAGGAACAGTAAATGGAGGAGGAAACATTGCTACGTTTTTGGCGGAGCTATGGAAGGCCAGTGATGAAGACACGACGGAGTATGCAGACCTGGCTAAGCAAAGAAGCCTGCTGGAAGAAGAGACGCTGATGCACTGGGGGGTAGCTCGGTCAATACTAACAGACCGTTGGCTTGTTCCAGGTTTTGGTAGTGACGGAAAGGTTAGACAACTCTACCAATACGTCAATACGACAAAAGGCAAGAAGCTATTAGCAACTCCAAGTTTAGGACATCAATTGTTTGGAGTAAACTTACATCGAAAGAACTGTTCAACTGTGTTTCTCTGTGA